TTCCTGTACCAAACCCACCCCAGCGGTGGGTTTTCTTTTGTCTATTAAAACATAAAAGTTTCCATAAAGAATAAAAAGTTTCTTTTAATAAACTTTTCTCTTGACTATAAAGTTTCCTTTGGTAAACTAAATCTCACAGACAGCAAAAAGCCCCAGCGTTGCGCGAACAACCTGGAGCGTGACCCATCCTACAGTGAGTGAAATTATTATGAATACAAAAGTTGATGAAGGCAAGTTGAATGCTGATCGAGTTTTCAGCTATCGCGGCGAAGACAATTGGTCTGACTATGAAAATCCTGCCGAAGCCCTGCAAGACATGGAAGATGACGACGTATTAGAGATTGGCAATACCTTCCTTACTGGTATCAAGCGCCAGACATCGCCCACCCAGTTCATCATGGATGCTGATGAAGTTTTGGAAAATTACGACCTGCGCATTTATGACAATTTTCCGAGTGATTTCACTGACGGTAATACAGGATCGGATAGCGTTGGTGATGAAGCAAAAGCTGAATTAAATAACTTCTTAAAAGCTTGGGCTGAAAAACATCTGGGTGTCACTTTCTGGGAAATTGATCATGATGAAGAGATTGCTGTCACTCAAGAAATGATTGATGCCTTTCATGCAAATCAACCAATCCCGCTGCCTAAGTTTAAGTTCGGAGGCAGCCATGACAACTAAATCCAATATTCTCAAGTCTGCATTAATTGCAGCATCCGTAAGCGCGGCGCTGGTAACGGCTTATGCGGTTCAGCCAGCTAAGACTGCTGATGAGTTATCAGAGCCTCAAATCAACATCGCTGCAAAGCAATACAAAGTTGAAAGCGTAAATTGCGATCAGATCTGTGTCGCTACTGTCAAAGCCGACGATTACAGCATCTATGTCGAGTATGCCTTGGACGATGCCTCAGTCGAGTTTCTGGACATTCTGAACGTGGTGCATTTTGACAAGACTGTGAATGCCTATGTTGATCGTTATGAAATTGAAAAGATTAATGCTGCGATTGTTGGGGGTGTGAAGTGAGACATCCAACTTTAGAGCAATTCCTGAAAGATGTTGCCCGCCATGAGCTGACGGTGAATCTAGATCAAGGTTTATTTCGGGACCTGACAATTCAAAGACCAGGTTGCTGTGAAATGCATTATCACATCACCACTCGTCCGGGCCATTTAATGTTTACCGGTGATATGGGTAGCTTTGTGTTTACCCGCCTTGCAGACATGTTTGACTTTTTCCGTGACAAAGATGGCTATGACATTAACCCGGGTTATTGGGAAGAAAAATTAGAGGCTGTGGATTCACGTGGTGGTGTTAAAGAGTTCTCCGCTGATGAAGCCAAACAGATTTTAACCGAGCATCTTCAAGATCATCTTGCGGGTATAGATTCTGGCGACTACGACAAAGATCAGTCTGATGCTGAAGAAGCTAAAGAAGCTATTCAAGACCTAATTAATTGTGCTGAAGATGATCAGCATGAGTTTATCCAAAAATTGAGAGATTGGGATTCTGATTATGCTGGTGGTTTAGATATGGATTGCTGGTGGGAGTGGGATTTTAATGATCATACCTATCGCTATATCTGGTGCTGCTACGCAATTGTTCACGCAATCAAGCTGTATGACGCGCATAAATCTAATGAGGTGCCAGCATGAACACTTACGCTCAATTCTGTGGATGTGGTGCGGCAATGCGTCCGATCCATCACATCGGAAACCAGTCTTTATTCATGTGCCGTGATGGTCATAGCACTAAGGTAACTGACTGCAAGGTGAATGAAGATTTTACCCGTGATTTGTACTTCTCAGACCTGCCAAGCTTCAAGGTTGATTCTGATCTTTCGATTGAAGATAACGTGTTGACCTTTGGTTTGTATCGTCAGATCGGTGAAAACCTGTGGGCAACGGCTGATTGTTCAATGGCTGTATTGCCTCACACGATGACTGAAATGCGCAGCTCGAATGGGGATATGCGATATGCAGAGCCAGTGGATATTGATTCTTGGCTGGTAGTGAAAGATACGCCTGTGACTTTGCTGGATGTTTGGAATTTTGAAGCTGAGGAAGGTCGGGAATTTACGCTCAATGACGAGCAGATTAAAGAATTACAGCGTCTTGTGAATGAGTACGCGGAACAACTATTTGAAGAGGTGGTTTGAGATGGAAAAATTCGAATTAGAAATTGCAGACCAAAACATTGTTGTTGCTGCATTCCGTAAGCCAGGTGGCACCGCTGAATTATTCGAGCGTATTGCTCAAGAAGCGCGCTCACACGTTCCAGATGTAACCACTAAAAAAGGCCGCGATCAGATTGGTTCACTGGCAATGAAGGTGAGCAAATCTAAAACCCTTATTGAGAAGTGCGGAAAGGAATTGGTTGCTGATCAAAAGGCTCAAATCAAGCTTATTGATGACGACCGCATTGCGACTGTTAAGAAGTTTGATGAACTGCGTAATGAAATTCTTGCACCGCGTGATGCTTGGGAACAGACGGAAAAGGATCGCGTGGCGAAGCATGAAAATGCAATTGCTGTGATTCGCATGGTGCCAAGTCTTGCGGAATCCTTGGATGCTGAGTGGACTGCGCAAAATATTAAAGAAGCCATTGAAACACTAGAAAATCGTGTAATTGATTCTTCTTTTGAGGAATACGAACAAGAAGCAAAACTTGCCAAACTTGAAACACTTGAATCTTTACGCACTGCCCTGACCATTCGTGAAAAATACGAAGCCGAACAAGCTGAATTAGAACGCCTTCGCCTTGCTGAACAGGCTCGTTTACAACGTGAACATGAAGATCGTATCGCCCGCGAAGCTGCTGAAAGAGCTACTCGTGAAGCCGAAGAAAAAGCACGTTTTGAAGCTGAGCGTGTGCAACGTGAAAAGGCTGAGGCAGAACAGCGTGAAGCTCGATTGAAAGCTGAAAAAGAAGCTGCTGAATTACGTGCTGTGCAAGCCGCTGAAAATGAACGTAAGCGTATTGAAGCTGAACAGGTTGCTAAAGCTGAGGCTGAACGTAAAGCAGCTGAAGCGCGTGAAGCTGATGTGGCTCACAAAAAGCAAATCTGTAGTGAAGCGCTTAAAGGTCTGACTGATCTTGGCGTGAGTGTTGATCAGGGCAAAGCCATTCTGAATGCAATCAATAAAGGCCTAGTGCCGCACGTTTCGATCAAATTTTAAGGAATAAGAATATGAATGCACCAGTACAGACAAATTTAATTACAGCTCAGATCAGCCAGCTTTCTGCTGTGCTTGGTCTGCACAATGTTGACCCTGCTGAACTTGAGCAAACCTTGATTCAAACGGCATTTAAGTCATCAACACAAATCACACGTGAGCAAATGGGTGCGCTGCTGATTGTTGCAAGCCAGTACAAGTTAAATCCGTGGACCAAAGAAATCTACGCATTCCCAGATAAAAGCAAAGGCATTATCCCTGTGGTTGGTGTGGATGGTTGGTCGCGCATCATTAATAGTAATCCAAACCTGAACGGCATTGAGTTTGTGTTTTCGGAAAATATGGTTCGCATGAATAAAGCTAAGGTTGATTGTCCTGAATGGGTTGATTGCCTTATTTACCGGAAAGATCGTGACCGCCCTACCATTGTTCGTGAATATCTTGATGAGGTTTATCGTGAGCCAATGGGTGCTAATAGTTTTGCCGGACCGTGGCAGTCACACCCGAAGCGGTTCTTACGCCACAAAGCCTTGATTCAGTGTGCACGTTTGGCCTTTGGCTTTGTGGGTATCTATGATCAGGATGAAGCGGAACGAATCAATGAAAGTGGAGCAGTAAAAACCGTTCAGGGTTTTGATGAAACAGCCATGCCGGAAGGCTATCAAGAGTTTGAAAACGAACATTTGGCTAATCTTCAAAATGAAGCACAGTTCGGATCAAGTCGATTGCAAGCAGCCTATGTGGCTCTACCGAAAGGCAACTGCAAGAATTACTTCTGGACCACCCATTCAATCAATTTAAAAGCGGTTGCTGAACTCGCAGACCAAGCCTTATCACGCCAAGGAGAAACCTATGACCATTCTCCAGCGTAGTGAAGATTGGCATGCAGATCGATGCGGCAAAGTGACTGCCAGCCGCATTAAGGATGTGGATGCAAAGCCAATTAAAGGCAAAGCTCACAATGCTTTAACCCTAACTATTCTGACTGAGCGCCTTACTGGCGTTCAGGAGGAAACCAAAACCAATAGCCTGATGCAATGGGGTATTGATCAGGAACCTTATGCAATTGCTGCGTATGAAAATGAAACCGGTAATTTTGTAATTGGCACAGGTCTGATTGATCATCCGGTTATCAAAATGAGCGGTGCCAGTCCTGATGGTTTGGTTGATCAAGACGGGCAATTGGAAGTGAAGTGTCCAAGTTCCCAGACTCACTTAAATACCATCTTGACCAAAGAAGTACCGAGCGAATATGTGCCGCAGATTACTTGGCAATTGGCCTGCACTCGTCGCAAGTGGTGTGACTTTGTGAGTTATGACCCTCGTCTGCCTGAGCATTTGCAACTGGTGGTTATTCGAGTATTTGCAAAGGATTTGGATATTGCGGGTATTGAGCAGTCAGTGATTCGGTTTAATCAAAAAATTGATCAGATCATTTGCGAGCTGAACCCAAAGGAGGCGGCGGCATGAACAAATACAACCGTGTTCACCCACTCATGAGCGAAGCCTTTGTGATTTGGCTGACCTATCTTGGATATAAATGCGTGATTTCCGCTGGCGGTGCACAGTTTTATAACACCGCTACAGGCAAAGGCTTTCCGCGAAACGTAATGATTATGGCGAATGGTCGCTTGAATAAAGCAGCGACTGAGTTGTTTGAAGAATTTAAGAAATATAAACCTTTTGGTGAGGTGGCGTGATGGATATTCAAGATAAAGCGTTTAAGGAATGGTTTGCTCAATATGATAACAATATTGAGTATGCGTCAGAAAAGATTGCATGGGATGCGTGGAAGGAAGCCAAAGCCCAAGCGGTGCCGGAAGGGTTTGTTTTGGTTTCCGCTCAGCAAATGAGCCAATGGGGACACATGGCTAATTGCGCTCAAGAATATGGCTGTCCTGAATGTTATGAAGCAAGAGGGTATGCGCATAGTTTGGCTTGTGAAATTAATGCTTATTTCAATGTAAGTGAAGCACAGGAGCAGAAATAATGCAGATGTATTTTGAAATAACAGATGCAGGATCTGTGGCCAAACTTGATGAAGCTTTAAAGCCAATTAACACTTTTGATTCAAAGTTACACGCCTTGCAGAAAAAATACGGTGCTGACACGCCTTATGTCTTTAACTCGTTGGATCGCGGTCTTGAGTTTAGTTGTTTTTGGTTTGAAAAATATCCACTTCACTTGGACACAGAAAAAGAGTTCAAGGTTTCAAGTGAAAAATACAAAACAGGCTGGGAAATACGTCCGCGCAAAAGTAATAAGAAATTCTATTCTGAATTTATGGAAGGCTTGGAAGGTGTGAATTACAACGGCCTAAAGTCGGTTTTATTTAACAATGAAAAATGCCGACCAAGTATCTCTTACACGAAAAGAGGTAATGCTTATTACATTGATTCGACTGTGAACATTGCTCTGCCACACATGGAGCTAACCGCTTCGCAATATAAAAGCATGATCAGTGAGGGTGAAGCCAATGACTGAAATTCAATTAACCAATGTGCAATTCGCCCAGCTTCAGATCGATAACCTCGTGGCACGCGACAAGCCATATATTGAGACATGGTCTGCCGGTGATGTTGGCTCATTCAATGCGATTTTAAACGCGGTGGATTATGACAATGAGTTCACATACCACATGCGCGGCTGGTCACGTCAACGAGTTAAAAGCGGCACTGGCGGGATTATCACAGTAGATGAGAGTAATGCGGATAAGTTGTATCACCTGTTCACCTGCTATTTGAGCAAGTTACCGAGCGGTGTGGTGATGGCTTTGGGAGAGGTGTCGTGAGAAGTCCTGATCAAATTGGAATTACCTGGGAAGAAAATCAACTCTTAATGCAGCAACTCAAAGAAAAGGCGGCTTTAGAATACCGCCGCCAGCACAATATTTTTGAGGCTGGGGATTGGATTATTATCGATAGTTATAAACCTGAATATCAGTTCTATCAAATAACCAAGGATGATATAGGCAGCCACTGGATTAACTTGGTTGAATTCAGACACGCCACTGATGCAGAAATCAAAGCAGGTAAAAGATTGGAGGTGAATCAATGACAGCAATGGCAAATATGGGTAACTTTATTGTTGCCCTGCCACCTTCAGACATTTGGTTGACAGATGATCAGGCGGCAGAATTTTTAGGATATGGTGGTGTGTATTTCAAATCATCCATTATTTGCTTAAAAGGTTTTCCAAAACCAAGATACATTACAGAAACCACAAAAGGTCGAAGATGGAACCTTAAAAAATTATCTGACTGGCTGAGTGAAAGACCGGAAGATTTAAAAAAAGCAGTAGGCAGACCCCGCAAAATATAGCGGGGTTTTTCTTGATTAAAATATGGATTACGCCAGAATTACGCCAAAGGTATTATAAGTTATTGATTTTATGGGTAGTAGTGGTGCGCTCAGCGGGCACTTTCCGAAATTTGCGGTTTCCTTACTATTCCTTAGTTTTCCTTATTTTTTCTTTAATTTTATAGGTTTAAGTGTAGCTCATTAATTCAATAGTTTAATGTTTCCTTATTATTCCCTATTATTCATTCTATATTGATTACGCCAAATTTACGCCACAACATTTTAAAGGAAAAATTATGGCCACCTTTCGACAAAGGGGTGATGCTTGGCGAGTTGAGATTAGTGTGAATGGTACTCGGGAAAGTGCGACATTCGATACTAAGACTCAGGCTCGCGCATGGGCATCAAAACGTGAAACTGAATTAAGAGAGTTATCACGCGGAAAGCTTCCTGATTATACATTAAATTGTGCAATTGATAGATACATAGAAGAAGTGTGTCCAAAGCACAAAGGCTGTGATGCAGAGATTAAGAGATTCCGAGCATTCCAGAGAAACTTTCCTAAGATTGCCAAAAAGCATATTGCCAAAATTACCACCGATGATTTTGTGGTGTGGCGTGATACCAGACTAAAAACAGTCAAGCCGGCCTCGGTACGACGTGAGGGTAATATCCTGTCAGCTTTGTTTACAGTAGCGCGCACGGAATGGAAGTGGGTTTATGATTCACCCATGAGTGATTTAAAGATGCCGCCACCACCAGCACATCGAGATAGACGCATATCAGAGGATGAGATTTACAGGCTCTGTCTGGCTGCTGAATTCGATGATCATGCACCTGAGAATTTTACACAGCAAATTATGATTGCTTTCCTGTTGGCGATTGAAACTGCAATGCGTGCTGGTGAGATCCGCGGCCTGACTTGGGACCGGGTTTATTTAAAGAATAGATATGTGACTTTGAATGAAACCAAGAATGGAACAAAACGACATGTACCCCTGTCCAAGCGTGCTGTTGAATTGCTTGAGCTTATGAAAGGTGTTGGCAGTCATCAGGTTTTTACAGTGAAAGATTCGAGCTTTGATACACTTTGGAGAAAGTTGCGAGATAAGTGTGAAATTGAAGATTTACATTTTCACGACTCAAGACATGAAGCATGCACAAGACTTGCTCAGAAATTAGAAGTATTGGATTTGGCGCGGATGATTGGTCATAAGGATTTAAGAAGCCTGATGATTTATTACAATGCAACTGCATCAGAGATTGCAAATAGGTTGGATTAAAATGAAAACATGGACCTACTTTTATATAGAGCACACAGTTAAGAATGGAGAGATTTTTAGGAAGGAATCTGGGTGGGGATTGAGGAGTTATTTATTAAAGTAAAAAACAAAGCCCTCATTTGAGGGCATTTATCTATTTTATTAAACAAGTGCTCTTAATTTTAATAAGTGCGCCTTGCGATCCGCAAGACCATTCGTACCGCCATTGATCCGGCGTGTAATGGTCAACACATCGTCTTTATCAGCCAAGGCATTTAAGCCGTTATCAGACCAGAACTTGCAGGCCACCATAAGACCGATGCTTGGAATGGCCACAACTTCAGGATTGTTCTCAAAGTCAATGCCAAGCTGCTGACCATACTTACGATAGTTGGTACGGCCAGTTAATTGAATTGGCCCACGACCCTTAAACCGTTTTCCATCTCCTACCTGCGTATTACCCAAATCCTTTCGGCCTTCATACGCCGCACCTGATGCAATTTCTTCCATATAGCGGAAGTTACCAGACTCATGCGCAAGCTGTGCAAGGAAGTGAATAAAGCGAAGTGAATTATCCAAGATGCCATAGGTCCGCATGTGAACATTGGCAGCCAGGCCAAGTTCTTCAGCACGCGCTTGACTGGCACCTAGTTTTTTAAATACAGCGGTCAAGGTGCCACGGCCAATGATGCCATCATCATGCACACCAACAGCTTTTTGAAGTTTTTTAATTTGAGTGGTGTTCATCATCTTTATCCGTATTAAAAAATTTAGGACGTGCACCCTCCTTACCCCAGATATAAAGCTGTCGGGTGAAAAGTACGAATACAATACTTACCGTGGTGTAAAAAAGAGTTCCGGCTGGGCTGGGTGAGTAGTCATCTTTTACAAAGAGGGCTACCCCAAAAATAATTGACAGCATCAAGAGAAAATCGATGTGCTTTGGTAATCTAATTTTTGGGTGAAATACCATAATTGCAAACGAAACCAGAAATAATACCAATGCCGTCTTACTTATGATTAGCAGCATCTTCATTCTCCTTTTTGACTAAACCAAGAAGTCTTGATCGGGCCAAACTTAATAATGCTTCAGCTGTACTTTTACCAGCAGCGCCCAGAATGAAACCAAATAGTTCTGGGTAGTTACCGCTAGCAAGAAATAAACTTGCCGGTTTAGCAAAGACCACACATAAAATGAAGCCTGCGAAGAATCCTATCCAGCGATCCCGAGTTGGCTCCTTGCTTAATAGAAAGCCAAAAGTTGCACCCAGCACACCTGTAAAAAGGATGTGCGAATGGTTCTTTATGCTTTCCAATACTTGACTAAGAAAGTCCATATGCATCCCCTTTAGTCATACACCCCCCTATAAAATCGGCATTAAAAAAGAGCCTTTCGGCTCTACTGGTGGATCAGATGAATAATCATTTGACATTGCGCCCCCTAAATTTTGGTAATAAAAAACCCTGATCTCATTAAAGACCGGGGTTGGTGGTAGTTTGTTGAGTAATCTTGATTTAAAATCATCCTGTTCGAATTATTTATTTTTAAAAATCATGCTAATCAAATATATAAAGAGTGACCTTTACCGATATGCAGGTAATACAAGTTTCAAATCCTTTTTAAAAAATTATATTGCGAATAGAGGTTTTAATTTTAGCTTCTGGCTTCGTATATGTAACCAAGGTGGGATTTTATCTAAATTAGCTTATCCAATTTTTTGGTTAAAAAGAAGAAAATATGGAATTGATATTCATAGAGGAACTAAAATTGGATATGGTTTGTATATAGGACATGGAGGCCCTTTGATCGTTAACCCGACTACAATTATTGGAAACAACGTTAATCTCTCACAATATACAACGATCGGCTCAAACTCAGGAAAAGCAGCAGAAATTGGAGATAATGTTTATATAGGACCAAATGTGTGTTTAATTGGCAATGTAAAAATTAGCTCAAATGCCACCATTGGCGCAGGGAGTGTAGTAACTAAAGATATTCCTGAGAATGCTACTGCTGCGGGAAATTATGCAAAAGTTATTAATTTTAACAATCCGGGAAAGTATGTTAATAAGCGGTGGAATGATGTTAGTTAAAATCCCATTTTGTATAAAATGGGTTGATGTTAAATTCCAAAAAACCACCTAATATTATAGGTGGTTTTTATTATCGATGTTTTTTAAGTTACTAATGTTCCTGCTTGGTCATACCAGTTAGTACCATCACTTGTAAGAACCTTTTTCAAGGTTATGTCAAAAATACTAGAGTAGGCATTAACAGCAGTTGCAGCCGGTCGTTGTGCTGTGGAAAATCCGCGTAAAGCGATAGGGGTATCAATTTTTGCAGTATTACCTATGTTTCTAGCGATAACAGCTTTATTTAGAGCTGTATTTGCAATACTAAAAGGTGCTGTACTATGTAGATTGACACATTCATTATCTTGCAGGGATTTACCATTTGTGGCATTAAATCGGATACCAACCGTAGTTGTCTGGGCTGTAGTTGCGGAACATCTGTTCTTGTCTACAACAGAGCCTACGGCCTCAGATTGAATATACGCAACTGGACTCGCGTGGAGCAAATCTAAAAGCCTATTATCTTTAATGACAGAGCCAGTAGATTCGAGATAAATAAAACGATCTGCTGTGCCATTAGACATCGTATTATTAGATAGTTCAACAAAACCACCAGATGCGCCTGAGTAGATGAGTCCACACTCATTAAACACACTATTATGCAACTTGTTCGACTTTCCGTTTAAAGAAAGACCTGTACTGCATTGATAAAACTCGCATCTGTTATCCAGATATATGCCATCAGAAAGAACATGCGTAGTTATCGCCTGATAGCCAGTATTTAAGATATTCCTAAACTTACACCCTAGTAAAGATGCGAAAGCACCTGCGTTAGCTCCAATTCTGAGTGCTGCCCCCGAGCCAACCGGAAAGTCTTCAAAGACCGTACCGTCAAACACTGTGTCAGGGTTGGTAATCTGACAACCACCACAGTTCGATGCGTCTGGTAATTGTGTCGCACCTACTGTACCCGTAGGTACAAGCGCTCCGTTTAAAATCCACTTGTCAGAGACATTTGGAGCTGTAATCTCACCACCGTTTACAAAAATATTACGTGGACTGTCATGCTGAGTGACCATAAGCTGCCAACCAACATTTCCTTTAAACTTACAATCGTTGAAGAAAATATTTTCAATAAGGCCATCGCCGCCATATCCATTCGACTCCAGATCAAACCCAGCCATCGGAAGCGTACCGTTAGCTCCGGTAAATTCGCAGTTGTTAAAATGCAGATCGTGACCAACGATGATTGCTGCGGAGTTTCGATAAGCATTATCTGACTTGCAGTTAAAGAAAAATCCATTTTGAGTTTGTGTTGCTTTGATAAGCGGAGTGCGACAATCAAAATAGAACCCATCGCAAACGGAGTTTAATGCGTTAACGTTGAAGCAAAAGAAGTTCTTACATTCACGGAATGTTAATGTATGGATTGACTTTTCTTGCGGCGTCCGGTTTTCGCGGTTTCCGTCAAAATCAAAGTTAGACAACACGAAGTTTGAGCATGCATTCAAGAACATCACTCGATTTTCGGAGCTTGTAATCGATAGTGGTGATGCCTTGATGTATCCGTTTTCGAGCCTGAAATTGCTTTTCGTATTAATCGCAACTTGTTGTCCACAAATTACGGTTTTCCCCTCAAAATCAACAATTGTACTAGGCCTAATATTGTTGAGCATCAATTGAACTTTTGTAGCTTCATCAGTCCCGTCGCCCTTAATATTAAAATCTGAAGCATATATAACCTTCTCAAGCTTTCTTGAAAAAATATTGTTTACAGCTTGCTGTGTCATTCCACTTGCATCAACTACAAATGAAGCATCCCACCCCTTGTTATTAAAATCCACAAGAACAAAAGCGCTATTTCTATTTTTAATCACAATAGAGTGCTGTGCTGTTTTTAAGTAAACCTTGGTTGGACTGCCATTGCGCACAGGATAGCCGTTTCGGGTGCGAATTGGTTGTGCTGCAGGCACAGTGAAATCTGCATCCCAAAACACCTCAACAGGGAACAGCTCCGGATCTTTTCCGTACTCCCCAAAAAACAAGAAGCCCGCATCAAGCGGGCTTCCATCAATATCAGCAATGGCTGTGTAGGGTGCTAAAAACATGGTCATAACTTAAATTCCATAAAATTTTGGCAATAAAAAACCCGACCTAAAGGGATCGGGTTAGATTGATTTGTTGAGTGGTTAGAACTTGCCTGAGCCTCCGGCTGGCTTCTCAAATTGCTTTATGATGGCATGTGCCCTTGCTACCTCTTTTTTACCTTTCATATGCTTCACTGCCTCTCGCAATGCAAGCGTTACAGGTACGGGAACTGGTATTCCAGTGAATACTGTTCCTATAGTAGCGTCCATCATGGTTGCTATTAGTGTTCCAGTATTTGACCAGTTGACACCAGTGCCTTCAGGAACGGTTTTAATGATCTTTGCAAGTTCTGCAGCATTGCGAATCTTTTCGGCTTCCTGTTTTCCAAGGAGCGTATCGAGTCGCTGTGTAGTGCCATCAAGAGTCTTAACCACCTTTTCCATTTTTGATGCAAGTAAAGCATTATTGCCCTGGGCGTCTTGAGCACCTGAGAAGGCCTCATTGCGGATCTTGTCGATAATTGACGCTTGCAAATCATTCCACGCCTGCTCACCACCTTCAGACTGTAGAATTTTTTTCTTAACAAACTCTAAGTCTTTTTGGGAAGTGGTTGGCTTGATGATTCGATTCACAATATTTTCATCAATAATCTTCCGGTCTCCACTGTTCGCACCTCTCTTCATTGCCACCAAATCAGAAAGAACAGCTCGCCCCTCCCAGCTTTGTTTGAACTGTGAATATTCTTTACGAACCTCGCGGAAAGCATTACTACCACTGTTATCCAAAGAATTATCAATCAATTTTTTAAGTCTAGTCTTAATGCGAATATCACCATCATCTGAGTTACTACCCAAATCATTGATTAGCTTGCGCCATTCTTCAACTTGGTTTACGTTTGGCTCTTGTCCTTTAGGTTTTGGTACCAATCTTCCTTCCACTTCATCAGCAACACCAAGTCGCACTGCTGCGCGTTTTGCATCCCTGTAGATTGCAGTAGTCTCAAGATCAACATTCTCATTAATCAAATCCAATGTAGACTGGCTATCTAGTTGAATACCACGCTCATCAGCTGCCTTGAGATCGTCTTCTGCCCACTTCGGCTCATTGCTAAGATCAACTTTTGTTTGTGCGCCTTCAGACTCGCGGACTGCCTGATATTTTTTGTTTACAGCGGCTCTCTCTACCTTAAACTGAGTTCCAAGAACATCATTTATGCGCTCACCCACTTCGGCTGCATTGGTTGTAGTTGCACCTTTGCTATAAATCATGTCATCAATAGCCGTTCCAAGAGCTTGCTGCTGATTATTTAAATGATCCTGGATGATCTGCCCCGCTTCACCACCTTTGCGCGCTAAATTGTGCATTTCTGCCAAGTCTGTGGGGTTGCGTGATACTTGGGCTGTCGTAGAGGGCACATTGAATTCATTAAACATGGCCTGACGAGTGGTTTCTATTGGCACAGATGCAGCACCCATGCTGCCACCAGCATCGGCAGTACGAAGACCTGTAGCCTCACCAACTTTATTAACGGTGCTCTTAGCTGCCTCAGTCACTACTGCGACTGGCCGTTTTGCTTGCTCTACCACTTGAGCCACGACAGGCTTTGCAGCCTGAGCCACTTCCCTTGCTGCTGTGGTCGCCACTGGCACAGATGCGCGTCCAAGTGTTGCAGCCGACGTGCCGACACCACCACCCAGGACAGGCGGCAATGTATCAAGACCAGTATCTTCAACAAACTCACCCACCGCGTCGACGGCACGTTGTCCGGCTGCTGTGTTTGGTTCATAGGTCAGAGCATTAGAAAATTGAGTTGCGCGATTCACAGCATTCTGTGCGCCTTGTTGTGTGCCAAATGTGCCATCAACAACAGATTCAGCAATACCATGCAAACCGCCTGCAGCCTGACCAATAGCGCCACCAATCATGCCTGTTCCCACGGTCAAAGCGGCTTCACCACCACCGATAATTTTATCCATGGTACTGAGTGGGGCTTGCTGTGGTGGAGCTTTTGGCATTTCAGGTGTAACAATCTGACCATTGGCATCAAAATCAGGGAGGGAGCTTTGGTGATTTGTCGGCTTTGGGAGTTTTACAATATTGTCATTTAAGTCTCTCTCTAGAGCTGCTCGTTGTTGCTTGTTGAGCTTTCCAGAGTAATAAGCATCAGATACATTTTGAGGCAGCATGACTGGCTCTACTGCTTTTTTTTGACCCATTAATTTAGCGCCATTAGGCAGCATGACCTTGCCAGCCTTTACATCTGATTCAAAGGCATTCTTTTGCTCGGCTGTGAGTTTTCCGCTGCGATATGCTTTATAGACATCAGCAATGGTTGGTTGCTTCTGAGCCTCTCGCTTACCCTTAACGCGATCAAATGTGCTGCCACTCATTCCAATATCGCTCCATGTTTTTTTAGGTTGTTTATAACTATCTGGTGCAGAAGGAAGGGAGGCCCAAGTACCACCTGACTTCTTGACTGCTGTGGGAATATCCCCTTTTAAGACATGGGGTAGTGCACCGTTTTGAGCTAATAGTGCGACAGCGGCAATATCTTGGCTTTTGGGTGAAAAGTCTTTCAATCCAAGTTGTTTTGCGAGACCATTCCAAGTTGGTTCTAGGAATTGGTAACGACCTGCGGCACTGGTTTTATTTTTTTTACCATCGGTCTGGGTGAACTCTTTCAGAATACCGGGATGTTTACTTAAATCACTTAAACGCTCGTTACCAAACATTGTGTTGTAACCATGCTTCACGCCTTCAGCCGAAGCGATCACCCCTAGCATTTTTCGAACATTTGGGTTTTTTAGATGTTGTTCAATTTCTTGTCGTGACAGCATTTACTTTTCCTTAGGTGATAAAAAACCTCCCGAAGGAGGTTAGTGTTTAATTGGACAGAATCTTTAAGGCCTGTAATCCCATAACGCGCCATTCTCACCGCAATTTCTTTCAATAGCATTCATCGAGGTTTCTGTGTCGTAAGTGCCTTTTCGCCACTCATTTACAGCAACTTGAATATACGCCCTGCAGTTGGCTGGCAAACCCAATTCACCACCATAAACTGGCTTGCTATTCGAATCTCCTTTAGAGCAGGCGCTTAAGCCTAAAACAATAGACAAGATTAAATATTTCATCATGAGATTTTATTCACTCTTCATTTTATCAAACGATTCTTTTATTTTTAAAGTGGTATCATTGAACTCGGGGTATAAAATCATTAGCTTCATTAAGCTTTCATTGCTTAATAGAGCTGGGGCATCATAGAGCTTGCGAAGCTCCCTCTTATATTCCTTTTCTCTGTTTATTTTATCTATTTGTGCTTGATGTAACTCTCTTTGTTGTCTTGCGTTTTGGACTTGTTGCCCCATTAATACGCCTTGCTGAAACCCCCGAAATGCAGTGTCTGCTGGGTTTGGTGTGTTTATAGTGTAGTCACCTGGCTGAACACAAAAAGCTGAACCACTCACCACACACAAAATAAATATAAGTGTTTTTTTCATAACCCCTCCTTATTTTAAGGAGAGGTTATCACAACTTTAAGGCGAAATATTAAAATAGATCGCCTGCCCAGTGCTTGCCTGCTGACTACGACTTTGTTTATCTTGATTCTTAAGCATTCTCCCTAAATTCTTTTGGTAAAACTCAGGAAATGGAGTGCCTTGCGGAACCCGAACACCTAAAACTTCAATATCCCGCTTACTGGAGCCAAGTTGCCCATTTTGACTTGTCCACTCGGCTACCATTTGCTTATGAATGGCATCAATCTCACTCATCTTAGACATACCGCGCAAGAATGCGGTAATTGTGGTTGAGTCAGCGGTTGCAGGAGGGAAGCCTTTGCGAGCTATTTCAATATCTTTATCAGTTGCTGGCCCGGGTGGTAAAGATTTATTCACCTCACTGCTAATTAACCGATCATACTCTCGCATCATTGCAGTTTGATCATCATTAGACCACCCTGTGGCTTTCCTAAACCCAGACCAGCCAGATGTCCACCAGCCACCAGACTGTCCTTCTTTTTCAAATTTATCAGCCAATCCCCTAAGCTTTTGCGACTGGGTTAATGCTGCTGCTGAATCCATTACTGCATCATTAACAATCTTTTCAGCACCAGGGCTTAACTTAATGTTGCTTTGCCCCAACTCCTCAAACTTTAACTGGGTATTGGTTTCAAGTGTATCGCGATCTAACTGCAAGCGACCACTACGCTCACCAATCTGAGACTTAATATTCTCAATGTTCCATGTTTTCTCCTGTGGCAACCAGTCATTCTCAATTTCTGTCTGTTTTGTATCGGCTTCAATTTGACCAATCTCAGCTTTAACTTTAGGGCCAATCCATTTGGTCTCTTCTTTTGTTTTGTCAGTCTGTGCTTTCTTGAGGTTGATTTCCTCTGGTAGCATCTGGCTTTCACCCAATGCGCCCAACACATCCTTGAATTGTGAAGGTGTAGTTGATGCTAGTGTCAGACCTGAGATTGTTAAAAGCCCGTCAGGATCTGTTTCTGCCATTGCTGCCAGTGTTCGCATTTGATCAGCAGTAGCCTTGTCCCCTGCGTTTTCATAACCCAAAGCTTCAGTTTCAAGAATGGATTTTGCAACGTTTGGCTGCCCACCAGATAAAGCTGCGTAGATGCGTGATGTTGTCTTGAACGTAGCTTGTTGTTTACCAGAATCCAGAACATCATAGCCACGCTTAAAGTCTTCAGCTAAAGCCGGAAACCGCGCCATGATGGTCGCATAGTCTTCATGTGTTTTATTTGGTTTTGATGCAAATGCTGAAAGTTCTTCCTGCATTTGCTGCTTTTGAATAGCTTCGCGTTCAGCTTGCTCTTTAGCTTGCATAAACTGCCCGATTTGCATGCCTTGAGTAAGGCCGGTCATGGCAGTCTGGATAGGGTTTTGCACATCAAGCATATAATTAATTGGCTGTACCATAATTAAAACATCCCCATCATTTTCATTCCGCCAACCTGACCAATCGCACCAGTTAGGCCATTCCACATGTTTGCGCTAGCTTGGCCACTTGCCAAGGCTGCACCAGCTTGAGCCGCACCGGACTGCTGGTAAAGGTTTGAAATATTGCTTGCAGCTTGCATACCTGCGTTACCGGTTCCGGCTGCTGCGTTTTGACCTAGAGAAGTCATGCCCGCTAGGTTTTGATAACGCTGATTGATTAACTGATTCAATAATTGCGGTCTAAATTGAGCTAATGCGGCCTGAGTGTTGCCACCACGCAAACCACCAGTAGCGGATGCGTTTTGCAGAATAGCGTTTTCACCTTGCTGCAAATAGGTTTGCATTTCTGAGCTATTGTTGACATTTCCAATGGCTGCTTGCTGTGCTGCTGTTCCGTTAATACCCAATAAATCCTGCTGACCAGATAAGCCGCTGAGACCAGCATCCGCATAAGGCTTTAAGAGTTTTTGAACTGCATCAAACTGTCGGCGCTGTTCCTCAACCCCCATTTCAGATGATTGGATCTGAGCATTGGCTGCTGAGTTCGCTGCTTTTTTTTGTGCACGGCTGGACATTACACCGCCCACAACCGCACTACCAACTACCGCTGCTGCAACTGGCATAAGTATTCTCCTTTGGCTAAGCCCACCAATATCTGGTCAAGCAACTCACCGTTTTTCAAGAATGATTCAGTTAAAACACCTTCTTTTTTGAATCCAAGTCGAAGCGCATAAATCAGGGCTTTTTTATTGGTTGAAGGTGTGTAAGAAATTGCTTTTTGATATTTACTAAATAGGTAATCAAGCAGCAATCGCCCTGCCTGAAATGCTTCTTTTCCACGTAGCAACAAACAGGTGTGAATCTCTGCGGTTACTGCATTTTGAGGAACAAGCATAAACAAACCTTTGATTTCTTCATCTTGGTAGATTCCAAGACATTCAAAGGTGTGAGGTAATTGCTGGATTTCATGATTCTTAGATGCATCGTCCGAAATATCATCATTGACTGCAGCATCTAAAATCACGCGGTTTATTACTTTGATGTCATTTAGAGGCTGCAATGTAATCATGTGACCTCTCGCCCTGATGCTCGAATAGTGAGTGAACTAGCAGCACTGGCAATCATGCTAATTGCATCGCCAGAGTCCAGTACATGTCCAACCAACTCAGGGCAAACATAAGTTTCACCCGATGCAACCGATTTATCTTTAATAAGTGCGTTGGCATCACTAACCGCACCACCCGAAGGCACAACATTACAACTGAATGTCACGGCTGCTGCTGTCGTATTGGTGACCGTAACCTTATCAATCATGGTTTTAGCATTGGCGGCAATATATTGATTTGTTTGTGCTGCTTCTAATTGTTTAGAAGGAATAATACATTTAACTTTGACAGCCATTAAACTATCTCCAATGTTGAGATTTCATGGTGGTGAATATGGGTAGGCTCGATATGATCGGTTGTGACATGCTCATAACGCGGTGTTAATTCGTCATGTTGGCAGTTGCACTGATGCACTGGCTCCATTGCTTTGACTTCTGCTAAAGCTTCTATCGCTTGAATCAAAGCGATTGCTAATGCGGCCTGAGTGGCTGCACTCTCGACCTGAAATTGAATTTCGTCTAGGCTTCCATCTTGTCGATTGAACTCACTCGGTATAACTTCAAAAACCTGCTCAAAGGCTTTAAGTGTTCTCGGGTCTTTAAAGATCTTGGCGAGTTCTTCACGGCTTGGTTTTTTAGGTCTAACTAGCATTTAAACCCCCAGTGGCTCTATTTTTGCCTCTAGTCTTGCAACTGATAAGCGTGCTGCTGATGTGCCTGTAAATCGCTGTATGCGCCAGTTTTGCATATAACCTTGCTGGAACCACACAAGGCGCTTTGTGCGCTCTCCACGCTTACCCACACCAATAAACTTAGGCATGGACCACTCAATACCATCTACTGAGTATTGTGTGTAGATTCTGGATTCTTTATTGAAAGCATTGCGACCAGTTAAAGCCACCAATTCGAGTTGATGGAAGATGGCGCCGGTAGAATTGTTATAGACAATCGCTGTACCAAACTGCCATTCAATTTCATCACCCCAATGCTCGCCCGATTCATCTGTAAGAACACCTAGTTTTGGCTCTGAAGTGTGACCTACAAACCACTGGTTATGCGCATAGGTCATATTTCTGGCTGTGTAGCCATTGCCGCTATTTAAAATGAACCATGTGGATTGCTCGGTAGCTTGTGAGGCTGTGGCATCATAAACCAGTGTTTGATCTGGTAAATGAATATAAAGCCATGAATGACCCTCAATCTGACGCGACTCTAACTGTGAATTCGTGAGCTGAGATTCTGTATAACCAGAAAGAATCTGCTCTATTTCACGCGTTGCAATCTTTTGGGTTGATCCAGCCGCTGCAATATAAATACTAACTGCTTCATTCCGACCACCGCCCAGCATGGCAATTGCATCCATGTAGACACAGCATGCTTTTCTGCTGATCGCGCCTTTCATAACCTGAGCACCATCAATACGCTGGAATGGGAAGAACTCACCACCAACGTTATCAAACACTTCAATGGTATGGCGGTTCAGCACATATACTTCATTTCGAAGCTTAATTAAGCCAACAATAGGATCAGGGTCAACTTCGGAAGAACCGTATTTTAATGGGTTTACTTCAAATGGATTGTTCAATTCGGTGACTACAATATTATTGCTATCACTTGTCATGAAGTAACCATCAATCCAGATTACGTCATGCACAACCCCTAGATTTGAGTCAGTGACCTGTTTTAACGTGCCGCTATACAGATATAGCGATGTGCCTGCATTAATGGCCAGATAATCAAATGAGTAGTCAAATGAACACGGGCCGCCGGATTGCACATCACCCAGCTCGATAACCTGCCCGGATGCTGAGATTTTTACAAACTTGGTGCCGCACACCCGGTAATGCTCACCATGCCAAACAATACCACCGCGATCTACACCAGGCAGATCAGCAACATGGTTAATGCCCTCGGCTGGTCTTAAATATCCTGCTGAAATCCCCTGCCCTTTTGGTACTGGAATCAGGTTGACAGGGTAAGCTGTGCGAAAATCAGAGTTATTGTCAGTATAGATTCCATCCAAAATAGGGATTTGCATATTTACCCCACTCGATACCAAGTATTTGAGAGCTTGTCGTACTTCAATTTAAAGAAACCATTTGCTGCCAAGGCGTTTGGCGCACCAATGACAAGCGCATTATTTCCATCGACTGAGAAGTTATTCACCTGTTGAGCACAAGCAACCAGTAAAACCTGACCATCTGTAACGTCGTAACGCTCAGGCATTTTGATTGATCCAGTGGCGATACTTAAAGATGGATTGAGAATCAAGTATGTACCAACTTCGTGATTTTCTATATCCAGCGTAAAATCTGCATTTGGGTTAAAGTGCTGAATATTGATTGGCGGGTAATCAACTTTTTTGATACTTTCCTGAATTTTCTCAATCAATAAATCAACTGGCGCACCACGATAATCCTGATTGTTTGCACTCCAGATCACAACTGAATCATTTGGACCAATACGATCCGTAATATTTAATCGTTTATTCATTGGAAAAACTCACTGATGTGTCGGGAGTAAATACTGTTTTAGTTGGCATCTTTTCGATGAATGGCAGACAATCACCTTTGTGACCAGCACCACGCGGCAATGATGGATCAAGTCGAACTCTTGGTGGGTTGCTAAGCATGGCTAATTGAATTGTTTCAAATGCATCCTTTGCCATGGCTTTTAACTCAATCGGCACAGCCTTGCCAAAAGAGCCGGCCAGCCGAATCGCCAGATTTAAGCGAACTGCTTCAATTGCGTAATCTGGAATATGAGTATCTTCATCCAGATCGCCACTCTTGGCACTTGAGCCCAATGGATAACCAAAGCGGATATCCTTGGCATCCCATAGGCCCATCATGGTGTCGAGCTTGAGCTTTGCGCTTTCCACCTGCTCCGGCTGCATGTCAAACACATAAGATGCAAGTCCTAGTTCCTCAAGAGCCTGCTCAACAATCTGTCTTTTTGTCCAGGACATCTGGCACCTCACTTTCTTTAAACATGCTGAATAAGTCCTGAGCTATGCACTGAATTGAATATGCTTCAAATTCAACACTTGGTTTTTTCTCGCGCATAAGCTTTTTAATTCGCTGCCAGATATGCACAGCTTCATGCAGCAAAAGCCCATGAACTTCAATCAATGTTCTTTCGCTACAATCACCAAGCTGAACAATGCAATGCTTACCACCACCGTAATAATCAACCTGAGCACCAGTACCCAAATGCATAAACTCTTGTGTGTCACTCATATCATCAAACAGCAGATCAAATTGATCTTGATTGCGGACTAGAGTGTATTTTGAGTGTCCAAAAGGTGAGATATGCCACTCAGGCACATAGTTATTACTGATCATACCGATGGCCTTATAAGCTTATTCTTTTGATTCCTTAGACTCATGATCCAGCACCAACTGAGCTAATTCAGGCTTTCCAGCATTGGCTTTGTATTTAACTTCAGCTTTATCAAGAATGGCTTTAAGCTCATCCGCCGGCTTATCTTCCAGTCCCTTGAAGCGGATCTGTTTGCGTAGCTCTTGGTTTTCCTTAAGGGCTTCGACCAGTTCTTCTTTAAGCTTGGTGTTTTCTTCACCTAGCGCATCAAATTGTTCAACTGGTACAAATGCAGATGAATCAATTTCAGAAACTGAGCCGCCAGTCACTGGTTCACGTTCAGGCAATTCACCAAAAACCACCCAACCAGAATCAAGTAACTCTTTTTCTGATTCTTCATTCGATGCGGTTTGGTATTCGTATTTGATCTTATCGCCCTTGTAGAGCATTTTTGGATAATTCGACATTTTCACTACTCCAAAAATGACGACGCCCGCATATAGCGGGCATTTGTCGTCATGGTTTTGTTTTAGGTCTGATTTTCTAGCATGATGCCAGCCAATTCAGGGTTAAGCACTTCCACGTTCGCCCATACGAATAAACGGTAGTTAGCCGCTAATGTGTCGACGTTGGAATCGGACAGCATCACAATCTGAATGCCGCTATCAGTGGTCGCTTTACGAACACGCTTGCCTGAAGCTTCAAACGGCTCAGTATTGAAGTCAGCATGCACAATTTCAATCGCTGATTTTTCATAGAACACGCTGGCCGCAGAGGTCTTTTTGTTCAGGATGGTAATTGCTGCATCTGCTGCCGCACCAGTAGTCACGTTTGCATAAGCTTTTTGAGCTGCTGCGATGCCATCTGCAGGAACGATTGCAGGCGAAATTGTCCAGTTACCACCGTTGATTGCAAGAATACGGAAAGTTTTTAATTGTCCGGTAGATTGCTTGTTGATATGGCCAACCGCATATACACCTGCGATTGTAAACACATCACCAACCGCCGCACCTGTACCAGTTTTAACTCTGTCTC